AATAAGCCTCAGGCTTATTTGTTGTTGCTATCAATCTATCATATTGTCTCGTTAAATCAGTCAAAGCAAAGTTAGAAGGCCCAACATCTACTTGAGCAGTTGCTGGGAAGTATTCTACACTAGGTTTTCCGTCCTCTAATCCACTAAAATAAGTTCTATTTTGGCATTCACTATTACCATATAAGAACACTCTAGTGTCTAAATCTCCACCAAATACAGTTCCAAACTTCATTCCATCTATGATATGTCTATCTCCATCGTCTAAAGTCCAATAGATATCTACATTATCCATAGCTTGTTGAGGTGCTGTGGTGAATGTTACTACTCCATTTATTAAATCAGCAGTATAATCAGTTGTTTCTTCTCCATCTACTAAGACTTTATCAATAGAAGTTACTCCTTGTTGTGCTATATGGAAAGCAGTAGAAGTTCCATCTCCGTTAAATGTTTGATGTTTTTTAGGAGATAGCATATTTATTTCATCATATACAACTCCTCCACCTGAAGGTTTGGAATTAATAAAAACAAGAGGCGTATATCCTTCCACCTCTTGTAATGTTGTTCCATCCCAACTCATGTATTGTCCACAAAGAATATATACTTTTTTATCAAACGTAAAGAAAGATACATCATTATCAGGTATATTTCCTATTAATGTAGGCTCTAAGCCTACTATATCAGCCTCTAATTGTTCTTTAGTAAAGTAATAAAGTTTACCATCGGTAGCAACTAAAAGGTATTCAGTTCCACCTAAATTGGTTGTATACATTCCTTTTATTGGAGTTTCAAAATCATATACATTTCTATATCCGTATATTTTTCTTAATTTATAATCATTAGTAATATAAAAATTATCCATATTACCAGATTCTCCTAATTGAATTTGTGTATCTCCAGTATTAGAAATATTTAAACCTAAAAACTTATCTATAATTGTTGGTTTTATATCTTTTTGTACTTTTAATTGAGCCCTTTTAGCCACCTCCTAATATTTTAGAGTTGCATCATATACGTCTTCTCTTTTTTCAGGCTTTCTTGGTGATGGTTTTAAGAACATACCTTTCATTTCTTCGTAACGTTGTTCAAAATAATTTGCTAGTGTTTTGTCTTCGTGTAACATTAATTGTGCTGCTAGTCCGTTTGTAAGAAGGTTTGTAGCTTTTATATCATCAACTTGAAAAGTTTGACTTAATGATTCAATAGGTACAGGATAAATCCATTCATCCTCTCGTTTATAACGATTCTCTATTCCTACAATCTCATTTTGTAGCATTGTTAAGATATGTGGTGCTTTTGCTCTATATTCTGCTGTTGATTCTGAATCTAATTCTCCTGATGATAGCATTTCGTCTATCATAGCCATTGTTATTTTAAAAATAGTTTCTCCTGTCATATTTTTACCTCCTCAGAAAAAGACTCTCTTAAGAGTCCTTTTATCAAGAGATAAACTCTTGATTTAATTATTGTTCGAAATGTGCGTAAACAGCATCTTTCTTTGCTTCAAGAACGAAAGTATCGTATCTTACACGACCTTCAACTAAGTTACCATTGATTCCTGGTGGATCTCTATGGATTTTATAATCAGTTAACTTCTTAGGGTTAATAGTTGCAATTGGATGAGTGATAATAAAATCACAATCAGTAGGCATATATGAAGCTGGTACTTTTATTACTGGTACCCCATCAATTTCTCCAACTAATCCTTTATAAGCTAATTTAGTAGCCATATCTCCAGTCTTAGTGAATGAAGAGTCTAGTTTAATAGCTTTGTAGAAAGCTGTATTTACTACTGCTATTCTTCCTTCAGTTGGTACTAAAGAGTTATCTAATACTTCTTGTCCATCTAAGAATTTTTCATAAGCATTTGCTTTAGTAATTGCTCCAGTTGCACTATGTCCAGTGTTTCCTTTTGCAGTAGTACCTAATACACTAAGTACTTGCATATCTTGTGCTGGTACGATAACTTGGTCAATCTCTCGCTTAAGTGCTCTACCAGCATCTTTTATATTTAATTGATCTTGGTTATTTCCTTTATCAATTGTAAATGTAAATGATTTATCAGTTGTTAATTGATATGTATCATAATCATCTTGTAATTCATTTGGTGTACCATAACGGTTAGTTCCTGTTCTTGAATAGTTATTTAATGGTACTGTTGGAATACGATAAATGTGAATTGTATCTACTCCATCAAAGTTATAATCGTTGTTTACTAATGGTGCTGTAAATGATGCTTTTTTAAATGCTTCATCTACTTTCTTTTCATATTTTTGAGCTAAATTTATTCCTAATGCCCTTTGTCCTCATTCCTTTCTTTATCCGTTTAGAAGTCCCTCTAAGAATAAGTCCTTTTCGTGCTTTTCAGCAACTCCTCCACTCTCAGTAGTACTTCCTATTGACGATTGTTTGTTTTTTTCATTTGTTTTTGAAATACTAATTTGTTTTTCTAAGTCCTTTAGTTTCCATTTCATATAAGCATTACTTAGAGAACTTTTTTCAGCCTCTTCAAATACTTCTTTTGGAATACTTTCAGGGTTAACATCAGGGAATTCTTTTAAGAAGTCTTGATACTCTTTATTTTTCTCTTTTTCCTTCCTATCTGCTTCCCTTTCAGCTTTAATATCATTTAATTCTTGTTGTATTTGCTTACGTTGTTGTCTACTAGCAATAAGTTCTTTAGCAATAGATTCTGGTGTACCAGCATTAATTAAATCTTCTAGTTCATCAGCCTCTCTTTGCCTTTCTTGTTGCTTTTCGTATGCTTCGACTTGATTCATATACTCATCAACACTAATTCCTAAAGCATCTGCTTTTTCTTTAGCATATTTTTCAAGTCTACTATTTTGTAGATTATCAAGTTCCTGTACTTTCTTATCGTAATTTAATCCTTTTTGATAGTTTTCGATTAAATCCTCTAATGATTCAGGTGTTACTTCTTCTTTGTTATATTTAATTTTGCCTTTTAAAGCATCTAACAAAGGTTTAAAATCTACCTCTTGTTCAGACTTTGAATTATCCTCAGAATCTTCACTTGGTACTTCAGACTCATCGTTTTCTTCCCCATCTGATACTTCTTCTTCTCCCTCGTTAATACCTTCAGCAATAACCTCGCTATCAACATCCGAAAAGAAGTCTTCTTCTGATTCCATTGTTTCTGTTGGTATACTTTCCACAATTTCTTCATTTTCCATTTAAATTCCTCCTTTGGCTATGGTTGGCCAAGTATTCTTATGAATACCTTAGAACAGGCAGAACTCATGGAGCTTTTAGTAATGTCTGCTCTAAGCTACCCATAAGGGTAACTTTCTATAATGAAAGGAGTGTGAATATCCGAATATAGCTTTATGATTGTAGTCCTCCAATATCTTGAAGTTCAGTCATTTTCTCTACAGCATTTCTTCCTACGTTAGTCTGGTCTTGCATTAGTGGAATTGCTCCACCTTCTCCCATTTGTAATGTTTGAGCAAGGTCTTCATCAGTAGGTAATGGATTCTCCATATCTTGTACTTCGTTATATCCTGTATTGTCTTGTAAAGCTCCCATCATTTCTAACACTGTCTTCTCCATTTGTTCAGGATTTAATTGTGTTAGTGAAGCTCTCATTTCAGGTGGTAGAGTATCCATAAATTGTCCCATTAAGTTGTAGATTGCTTGTTTATATAAATCACTTTGTTCTATTGAAGTGATTAATTCTTGTTTTTGAGGTATTAATTCATCAGGTATTCTCTTTAGATATTCAGTAAATTCTAGATATCCATTATTTAATAAGTTATCTAATGTTTGTACTGATGCTACTTCACTAAAGTATGAAGCATTTCCTACATCAATCTTGATGTGCATCCACATATCTTTTAATTGACTAAAATCAAATTCCTCAACAGTACGTTCATTATTTGGGCCTGTAATAACAACAGGTCTTATTCCATACTTAGTTCCCATCATATCTATGATGATTCTTCCACAGTCCTCAACAAACTCGTAGAATGATGCCTTAACGTTCTCTAATGGAACAGCAGCACTCTTTTGAATAGCAATAATAGCAGTAGCATTATTCATAGTTACGTTTCCTAAAGAAGCATCTCCTACTCCTAATGTTTCTTTAGTGTATTGCATAGCTAATTCAATAGCACTCATTATTTGTGAAGACATTTGAGCAGGCTCTAAATATCCTCCAACATTTTTAATAGAGTCTCCATTTAAGTTAATAACAGGTATTTGAGCTCCTATTTCATTAGTCCATCCTTCTATACGGTCAGCATCATAAACAGCCGTAGGGAATGCAGTAAGCATTAAATGGTATATAACCATAGCAAACATCTTATTTATAGATATTTGGTTAGGTATTATTCCAGTAGTTTCAGCACGTCCGTGATAAGTACCTTTAACTTCCTCCCAGTTATTGAAAGCAATAGGATAATAAGTTAGTCCAGTATCACGTTTTTCGTAGATATAAGTGTTTCTAACACTCTTATTTGCGTATACTTTGCCTTTTTCTTTGTAATATTTGATTATATAAAGAGCTTTTTCATATCCTTTAGCAGTATTTTCAAGTTTTCCATTATCTCCCATTTGTTCAGTAGTCTCAGAATCACCTTGAATACTCTTCCAATCTTTATTTCCGTTCTCTTTAGCCTCTTTTTGAAGGTTAGTAACAAGATCACGACCAACAATTATGATATATGGTTGTTTTTCTACTTGACGAGTGTTAGGATTACCGAACATAACGTTAGTAGAATCAATAATTTCACAATTTATAACTCCTTCTATGTTAGGAGCATACTGTTTAAAAGGTTTTTCCTCTAAATCAAAGTACCAATGTAAGCAAAAATCTCCAGTATCAAAGCCATCTCCTAGTAAAGAACGGCTTTTAGCATCAAATTTTACGTGTTCTAGCACGTTTTTTATCTCAGCATTAGCTAAATCAGTAGCTTTTACCTTTTGTTGCATCATAATATCGTTAGTTTGAGGGCGATATTCCATTGGTTGTATAGCTATAGAGACTGAATCACTCTTTAATGAAGCAATTTTAAACTGTTTTACTCTTTTTATGATGTTAAATACAGGTTTAGGAAGTCCATCTGCTTGTACTCCCCTCCATTGATTACCACTTGCAAACTCTATATTTGTGTCAATTACTTCATAATAGTTTCTATCGGCTCCATATAGACTCTGGTTATATGAAACACCAGCATCATATAGTTTCCAATCATCAGTTTTATTCCTTTAAATCACTCTCCTTTTGATTTAAGAGCTTTTTCATAGTCAAAACCCATTAAATTTTCAAAATGTTCACGTAATTTTTCTTGTTTTTGCTTTTGTTCCTCAGTTAATTCGGCTTTTTTAGGCTTTTCTACAGTATTTTCTTGCGTTTTTTCCATTTTTTTTGTTTTTTTTACATTTTCTAGCAAGTAAATTAGATTTAAGCATTGAAAAATTAAAATAAAAGCCAAAACTATTAACATATATATTTCCATATTAACCTCCATATTTCATATAAGACTTAGTAGCTGTTGCTCCAGCTATTCCTAAAATTCCTAATCTTCTTCTTTGACGTTTAGATTCTTCATACATAAGTTCTTCTTCAGTCATAATTTTAGTAGCCTTAGTTCTTTCTATACAAAATCCTCTGATAGCATCAGGAGCATGAGTAAGTTCGTGTGGCTCTTTAGCACAATCATTAGGATTTTTTTCATCTCTTTGTATTACTGGTAGTGTACGTATTAAGTTATGACAAGTATCGAAGATTCTTAACTTAGAAGTTCTGAATACTTCTCCAGTTTGTTCATCCTTCTTCTCAATAATCTTTAAGTGTTCTTGTACGGAATACCACCCTATAACACGATTATTAGAAGACTTCGATAAATACACTCCATTTTCTCTAAATATCTCAGCAGCACTCTTTCCAGTATCATTTCGCCTATTCCATAAGTCCGGAGGAGCATAAGTAGTTCTTATTTTATCTTCTCCGTCCATCTCTAAGATACGTTTAGCAGCTTCAGAGATTATCAAATCATTTTCATATAGTTCTTTATACACGTATTCATTTCCTTGCCCATCTATTGCTATCCAATAACAAGCAAGCATATCAAGCCCATAGTCTAACGTTCTATACCTATCCCAATTATCAGGAATCATAAATGGTTCAATTACGTGTACACTTCTATCAAAGTCTTTAAAGTATTGCCCATCAAATATATCCCAATTACCATCTTTTAGAGCCTTACGTTCCTTTTCAGGCAAAGCATCCAAACGTTTAACATAATCAGGATCAGATTCCATAAGGAATTTATTATCAGTTACAAATGAAGGAATAAAAAGACGAGTTGTTTTCTCGCCCGTCTCTAATCTACATTCGTGTATTTCTCCATATTTACCTATATCTATAAAACGTTCCTTAACCCATACATGGCCTACACCACCAGGGTTAGTTGATGACTTGATACGTTTAGGATATCCATTAGCACCACGGCAACGAGATATCATATACGTATACATATACTCAGTAAAGTGAGTTAACTCATCAAAACGTATAACATCATATTCAGCAGATTGATATTGATATACATCATTCTCATTATCAATATACCCAAAGTCAATTATAGAACCGTTTTGAAACGTCCACGTATGCTTACTAGAATTATAAGAAGCAATTTGACGAGGATAGAGTTCCATAGACGTTCTTATTATAGATCTCTCCAAATCAGGAAACGTTCTACGGAAAATAATCTGCTTACTCTTCTCATATTGAAGAGCATATATTAAAGCATCTACTAATTGTCCGAAAGACTTACCACCACCAGCAGCACCTCCAAACAATGTCTCAAATGCTTCTGAGTGAATAAATAAATCTTGTTTCTCAGTTATTCTTAAATCTAAATCCATTTTTTCACTCCTATTTGGTTGCAGGAGGAGGATTCGCACCTCCGACCTCAAGCTAAGGAAACTTGCGAGCTAACTTCTGCTCCATCCTGCGATATATAAGAGGCCTCTTCAGCCTCTTCACTTGTGCATAAAAGCACCCAAGCCTAACCTGTATCTACTCGCTTCAGCAATAAGATAGGGAATGCTGATTAGTTTAGAGTTGCTCTTTACAATGTTTTAAAGCCTTTGTAGATACCATAGAATAGATAACGGAGATGGATATACAACACGTCAAAACTATCTCTTTTTTTATCTACTCTATGCTAGCCACAATGACTAGCACTTCGTACCTGTTATAAATAACAATACGAATAAAACTTAAAATGCTTTTAGAAATGCTTCGGTACTTTTATAAGCACCATAGAATAGATATAACTGGACTCTAACCAGTGCGACTAGCTTTGACTTGCTATGTCTTTGTTATGCCTAACATAACTCTTGGGGGTTGTCAGCTCCCTGTTCTCACTACTGAACATATATATCTACTCTATGCTACCTATAAAGATTTTTTATATAAAAATAGAGAGCCTCTTTCTAGGTTCCCTACTTTATATCACCTATATCCCTCTTTAAGAGGGGGGATAGCCTACACATAGTTTCCAAGCATATCTAGAATATCTCAGTTCCCTAATTATCGGTTTATTCTATCCTCTTTCAGTACTGATGGCCTTATATCACAGAAAACTTGCTCTAAGGTAGTATGTGAATGCCACTTTACACTTGCTATTTTTGTATTCGCCCTGTGGGCGATTCGCACTTTTCCCTTATTTTTCAACACATGTCAAGTTGACATTTAGTCGTATCATTTTACATATTTATATCGAACATAGCTTTTTATATGCCCTTTTTTATATTTTTTTGTGGGAGTGTATATATATATGTATGGGATGGAACGACCACCGGTTTATTATTGGCATACCGGTATATAGGAGGGGGATGGGTGTCTTGTTGCATAGCAACAACTCCTCGTGTCTCGCTCCTCTCTCGCTTGGTGCTGCTCTCTCTCCTAGTGCATAGCACTAGAACAATTATTCGCTACCTATAATAAGCATTATGTAAACTTCCCTATTATTTCTCTACTTTTATATTAATATTTATACTACTATTAGAAGTACTTAAGTTATTCTCTAACCTAGATTTATCGTATAAAATACCTAGTGTTGTGCTTAGTTGAGACAACGTTATTTTGTCGCCGTTTTCTATCTCATAATCTATTCTATTTAATAGTTTTTCTATTATTTCGTTTACTCTTTTAGTAAACTCTGGTTTGACTTCAGTTATACTCTTTTCGATGTCTTTAGCTGCTTCACTCTTAGCAAGCTTAAAAATATATTGCTTTGTTATGTTGTAATCGTTGCATAACTTGCTTATATTAGTTTTACTATTATCTAGTTTATAGCTTGTTATTATATCTTGTCTTTGTTCTTCTGATAGTTTACTTCTCATGTCTACACCTCCAACAAATTCGGGAAGGTTTGACGGCTCCAGTTCTCCTGGATCTGTCTCTATATTACCATTATAAACCAGAAAACCAGGACAAGAAAGGACAATTTACAAAGTTTTTATATATACGAAGTATATATAACCTGATGCAATTAAAATTTTTTTAAAAAATATGTTGACATTAATCATTGTTTTTGATATGATGTATTTGTCAGTGATACAAGAGCTGGTTTTACTTTACAGCTATTTGACACTGATTAATGTTAAGAAAAGAGGTTTTAAAAATGGACGAAACAATCAAATATTTACAAGAAACAGGAATCACAACAGAAGATATACATAATTTATTTATGGAAAATGAAGCTTTGAAAGAAGCTATCAGAACAGCACAAAACAAGATCAACGAAAACAAGAGCGAAGACTTCTACAAAGCAGACGCTGACACAGTAAAAGAAATAGCACAGGATGCAAAAATGGAAATATTCAAATTATGGTATTTAGCACACACTGGCAGAAAGTACGAAGAATAGGAGGACCAAAACATGAAATATTTTAACAAAAAAATGCAATTAAACAAGAACGCAAAAAAGACACTTCAGGAGATCGAAACATTAACAAGTGAAACTTTATCAAATGATTATTTGAACTATTACAGATATAAAAACGATCAAATTAATATCTTTATGTTTAATATCCAGATGTTACAAGACAAAGTAAAACATTTATTTATAAATGAAGCTTACATCTCAGACGTTAACAGCATAATTGAAGATCTAAACTTTATACATAAAGCAGAAGTTAATATTGATTATTATAACAAAGAATTAAAACAACAAAGAGACTTTTCAAGAGCAGCAGACGCAGCCTTTCATTTTGTCGTATGGATAACAGACAATAAAAAAAGATTGATTGATATGGTTAAAGAATATAATATTCTAACAAGTTTATAATTCAAGAAAGATAAATTCTTTCTTAATGCAGCCGTTAGGACGTTCCAAGCCGTCAGAAATGCAGAGGAAGAAAGAAGGTTTTAAAAAATGTCAGTATTAATGAAAGATATCAAAAAATTTAATGATCAATTAAAGGAAATTGATCCAAATATGGAGGTAGATGTTCAATTCTGGGTGTTTCACGGTAAACCAGCAGCAAGAAAAACAGAAAGAAACGGAGATCATTTTATAGAATTAGCAATCTATTACAATTATAAAAAAGATCTAGTTGTTAAAGTCTCAAAAAATAAAATTATATCA